CCTGGCGGTACTAACCTAGGTGAAATCACAGACTTACGTTATTTCACAAATAAACTATTCCGAGCCTTGCGTATTCCTAGCAGTTACTTGCCTACAGCCATAGATGAGCAGTCAAACACTATATCAGATGGTAAAGTTGGTACTGCTTATATTCAAGAATTACGATTTAACAAATACTGCGAAAGACTGCAATCAATGATCGTAGAAGTATTTGACCTTGAATTTAAACTATGGTTAAAGAACAACGGCATTAACATTGATTCCAGTTTATTTGAATTAAAATTTAATCCTCCGCAAAACTTTGCTGCCTATCGTCAATCAGAATTAGATACTGCTAGAGTTCAAACATTTGCATCCTTGCAAGAAGTACCTTACCTCAGCAAGCGTTTTTCTATGAAGAGATTCTTAGGACTAACCCAAGAAGAGATCACTGAAAACGAACGTTTATGGAAAGAAGAAAATGGCGGTAAATTAAAACCTGCGCTAGATGCAGGAGCACAAATGAGATCTGCAGGCATTACACCTGGAAGTGTACAAGGCGACATGGCAGATCAAACCGCAGAAGCACCCGCAGATATGGCTGCGGCCGCCGAGACTGGCGAAGATGCTGGCGTTGCCGAACCACCGGCAGCACCTGCTCAATAATAAATAAAGTATGCTTCTACGTGAATTCTTTTATTTCAATGATAACACCAACGACTTTGCCGTTGACCGTCGCTATGACAATAGCAATGATAAATCGGTATTAAAGCGCGGTGATTCAAGAAAAACCAAACTAACTTTACGTCAAATCAATCAACTTCGTATGCAAGCCGAAGCGCATGAATATGAAAGAGAAAGTGAACTAGAGTTTGTAAAACAAATGTACGGAACACCAGTTGAAGCACCAGCAGCCGAGTAACCCTGCATTCGTACTTGGAAACGGAACTAGCAGGCTTTCATTAAATCATAATAATTTGCTAGATAAAGGCACGGTATATGCGTGTAATGCCATGTATCGCGAATTTGAACCTCACTATCTTATAGCAGTTGACGTTAAAATGGTCAACGAAATTGTAGCATCTGGCTATCACAAATCACACAGTGTGTGGACTAATCCTAATAAAGGAGTAGCCACTAAGCATTATGTAAACTTTTTTAATCCTCATAAAGGATGGAGTTCTGGACCAACAGCATTATGGTTTGCCTGCGGCCACGGACACAGAGAAATCTATATCTTTGGTTTTGATTATGCAGGTCAAAACGGAAGGTTTAACAATGTTTACGCAGATACCTATAACTATAAAAAGAGTTGTGATGTGGCAACTTTTCACGGAAACTGGCTTAGCCAAACAGAAAAAACCATACGTGAATACAAGCATACTAAGTTCTATAGAGTAATAAATCCCGGAGACTTTATACCAGATCAACTGGGTATACAACTACAAAATCTCAAACACATTACCTATGATGAGTTCTCGAATAGATTTCCAGATTGTGTGAAATCTGTTGAAAATCATCAAAAAACAACCGTTTGAGCCTCTTTTTTAATCTACGCAGTAAATAAAGCACAGCCTACCATCTTGAGGAGAAAATAACATGGCAGACAAATCATTGATCGAGCAAATGCTCGAGCGTTTGGTCAACGAAGACCAAGCCAAAGCAGAAGAACTATTCCACGAGTATGTTGTTGCAAAATCTCGTGAAATCTATGAAGAACTAATCGAATCTGAAATCTCTGAAGAAGAAGACAAAGACGAAGACGACGAGGAAGTTGACGAAGCAGCCAAGGACGAGGATGCTGAGGACGACAAAGTCGACGAGGCTTCTGATGAAGACAAAGACGACGAACAAATGGACGAAGAGTTTGAAGAAATCTCTTTAGAAGGCGACGATGAAATGGATCTAGAACCAGGTGATCCTACCGACGACCTCGCTGGCGAAATGGGCGACGAAGAAGGTGACGAAATGGGCGAAAAGAGTGAAGAAGAACTTTTCCAAGACCTAGACGCTATCGTTGATGAATTACAAGCCAAGTTCGACGAACTAAAAGGCGACGAAGGCGGTGAAGGTGACGAAATGGGCATGGGCGGCGATGACGAGATGAAAGATGCTCTAGAGCCAGAACTAGCCACAGTGCGCGAATATGTAGAAAAAGTTGCCCCAGCAAAGATGGGCGACAACGGTGCAAATGCTAAGTCCGTAGTTGCAGGTAAGAATGACATGGGCGGTACAACTGCTAACATTCTAAGCGGACGTAACGGTGCTGATGCTGGCACAGTTGGTGCAGGTAGCAAAATTAAAGGTTCTGCTCTAAACGATCAGAATCCAAAAGAAGATAATGCTGGTAATATCAATGTTCCGGGCGGCAAAGCAGGTAATGCTTTCAGCAAGAAAGAACCAGGTCATGGCGCAGAGAAAGCCGGTGCCAAAGAATCTGCAGATAACAAGCAAAGTCTTTTCCGTGGTCGTAGATAATAGGACACAATGGTGAAAAACTACCTATCAGAACATTTGAGTTTCGATCAGGCCAAGATTGTATTGGAGAGCGAAGAAGGACAGGGCGGCAATAAAACGCTGCACCTGAACGGTATCTGTATCCAAGGTGATATCAGAAATCAAAACCAACGTGTTTATTCTTCTCAAGAAATTGGCAGGGCTGTCAAAACGCTCAACGAACAGATCGCTGGTGGTTATTCAGTTCTAGGCGAAGTCGATCACCCGCAGGATTTAAAAATCAACTTAGATCGTGTTTCACACATGATTACTAAGATGTGGATGGATGGTCCTAACGGCTACGGAAAACTTAAAATCCTCCCGACACCTATGGGCAAGTTAATTGAGACTATGCTCACGTCGGGAGTTAAGTTGGGTGTAAGCAGTAGGGGTTCAGGCGAAGTTGACAACAGTGGTAATGTGCGTGATTTTGAAATCATTACAGTAGACGTTGTTGCACAGCCTTCCGCTCCTGGCGCTTATCCAACACCAATATATGAACACTTGATGAATCAAGCAGGTGGATATAAGGCATTAAGAATAGCACAAGAAGTTCAAGGCGATACAAAGGCACAGAAATACATAGCAGAGAGCCTGAAACGGATTATTTCAGGTCTCAACTAAAAAGGAGAATCACATGCTAGATTTCGTTAAACAGTTGTTTGAAAACAATGTGATTTCCGAGGAAATGAAATCGGAGATTGAATCTGCTTGGCAAGGTAAGATTCAAGAAAACCGCGATCAAGTTACTGCCGAACTACGTGAAGAATTTGCACAGAAATACGAGCACGACAAGACAGCAATGGTGGAAGCCGTTGAATCAATGTTAGCAGATCGTTTGCATTCAGAGTTATCTGAACTAGCAGAAGATCGTCAGGGCCTTATTGAAGCCCGTGCAAAATATGCCAAGAAAATGAAAGATGATTCAAAAGCAATGGAAGCATTTGTTTTGAATAATCTTAAAAAAGAACTTGCAGAACTACACGAAGATCGTAAGGCAGTTGCCGGCAATGTTACAAAATTAGAATCTTTTATCGTGGATGCACTAGCGAAAGAAATCGCAGAATTCCACACTGATAAGAAAGACCTAGCCGAGACTAAAGTACGTTTAGTACGTGAATCCAAGGCTAAGTTTGAACAGGTTAAGAAAGATTTTGTTGCACGTTCAGCAAAAATCATTGAAGAAACAGTCGCAAAAGGACTACGTTCTGAGATGACACAACTACGTGAAGACATTGAAGCAGCTCGTAAGAATGACTTCGGTCGCAGAATTTTTGAAAGTTTTGCCAGCGAATACGCTGCGTCTCATCTAAATGAGAAATCTGAAACTGTAAAACTTCTACAAGTTGTTAAGACTAGAGAAGCAGAATTAGAAGAAGCAGCAAAAGTTGTTGCAGAAACACAAAAACTAGTAGAAAGTCGTGAACAAGAAATCCGTGTTATGAAAGACATGGCTTCTCGCAAAGAAGTAATGAATGAATTGCTAGGTCCTTTAACAGGAGACAAGCGTTCAGTTATGAAAGAATTGCTAGAATCTGTTCAGACAGAAAAACTACGTGGCTCTTTCGACAAGTATCTACCAGCCGTAATGGATGGTGGCGTACCGGCGAAGAAAGCACTCACAGAGGCTAAAGAAATTACAGGCGATAAACAGGCACTATCAATCGGCGGAGAGGAAAAAACCGCTGAAATTTTTGACATCCGCAGGCTTGCGGGACTTAAAGTTTAAGGAGAACTATATGTCACAACTACTCGAGTCACGCTGGTCGGAAACCAAAGAGGCACTATTAGAAGGCCTACAAGGTACTAAGCGTTCAGTAATGGCAACTACTCTTGAGAATACCCGCAAGTATCTCGCAGAAAGTGCTACTGCTGGTGCTACATCCGCCGGTAACGTTGCAACCCTAAATCGTGTGATCCTTCCAGTGATCAGACGTGTAATGCCAACAGTCATTGCTAATGAACTAGTTGGTGTACAACCATTAACTGGCCCAGTTGGTCAGATCCACACTCTACGTGTTCGTTATGCTGATACATTCAGCGGCAGCACAGGTGGTTCTACCACAGCAGGTGAAGAGGCACTAAGCCCATTCAAAATTGCAGAAGGCTATTCTGGTGTTTCGCCAGGTAAAGCCGATGCTACTGCTGCTAAAGAAGGTGTCGCAGGTAACAAACTGAACATTCAAATCTTGAAGCAAACAGTTGAAGCCAAGACACGTAAATTGTCTGCACGTTGGACATTTGAAGCAGCACAAGATGCACAAGCACAACAAGGTATCGACATCGAAGCAGAAATCATGGCTGCTCTAGCACAAGAAATTACTGCTGAAATCGATCAAGAAGTCCTACGTAGCTTGGCAACTCTTGCAGGTACACAAAACCAGATCGCTTACGATCAGGCTACTGTATCTGGTACAGCAACATTCGTTGGTGACGAACACGCAGCATTAGCGGTTGCTATCAACCGTGTTGCTAACGTAATCGCTCAGCGTACACGTCGTGGTGCTGGTAACTATGCAGTTGTTAGCCCATTGGCATTGACAATTCTTCAAAGTGCTACAACTTCTGCGTTCGCAAGAACAACAGAAGGCACATTCGAAGCACCTACAAACACTAAGTTTGTTGGTACATTGAACAGCGCAATGAAGATCTATGTTAATACATACGCAGAGACCGATACAGTTCTAGTTGGTTACAAAGGTTCTAGCGAATCTGATGCAGCAGCATTCTATTGCCCATACATTCCATTGATGAGCAGTGGTGTTGTGTTAGATCCATCAACATTTGAGCCAGTAGTTAGTTTCATGACACGTTATGGATATGTTGAGTTAACAAACACAGCATCATCTCTAGGTAACGCGGCTGACTACCTAGGTACTGTAACTGTTGCTAACAGTTCATTCACCTAATCAAAGGTACAAACATTTTATAATGTTTCAAAAAGCCCCGCAAGGGGCTTTTTGTTTGGCTTAAATATCTACATGAAAATAGAAAGCGACAAAGATTTTCCAGAATTAAGAAAACAATTTAATCTGTGGAGAAAACGATTTCCTATGTTCACACATGATGTCTATGCTATAGAAAAAATTATAGAACAACACATCGTAAAATACAGCAATCATCTAGTCAACTATAGACAAACACATAGCAGATCTTATCTAGAACAAGCACAAAGAGAAATAGATGAGATAAACAGAGTCCTTGGCACAGTTGGCAAATTGGAACTAATGGCTATGCTCAGCCATTGATAAATAAAGTATCTAGTATGATTTATGCGGTACCCGCCGCGTAGACCTAGAACGTCATTCATAAGGAGAAACAAATGGGACGTCCATTACATAAAGATATATTCGGTACACCTGTAACAAGATCATTTACAAGAACAGGCGGTGCAGGAAATGAAAACGATCCAGTTTTAAATCAAGCAGGTATCGTAGTTGAAGGTTATTTTGGCGGTGTTCTTGCTACTGATTACCAACTTGTAAAACAACGCGGTAAAAGTACATACGTTGTTCTTAAAACGTCAACAGACGAAGTTAAAGAAGAAGAAAGCATTCCAGGTTCTATTACTGGAACAAATCTAAAAGTAGGTAAATTAGTATCCGGCACTCCGTCTACTAACGGTGAAATTAGAATTGTTGGATATACAAATCAAGGCCAAGCAGCCAACAACGGTGCTGTATCTATTGCTAAACTAACAAAACGTATTGCTACAGATTTTAGTGGAAATCGTTATAAGTGGTATTTAGAAAACGATTCTTCTACAGATTACATCGTATTAACAGCAGTCTAATAGGTAAACACAATGGGTCAGTTTTTACAAGTAAACGGCGATTATAATATTAAAACCGCAGAAGGCGGTAATATAAAATTCGATACTGGCCCAGGTGTTGGCGAAGTTCGTATCACTGGAGACCTAGTGGTTGAAGGTGATACTTTATATGTTGCAGTTGAAAATTTAAATGTAGACGATAACATAATTACACTTAATTATGGCGAAACTAATGCTGGAGTCACAGAAGGCACCAGCGGTCTTGAAGTTGACAGAGGCACGTTAGACAACGCTTATCTTCTATGGCAAGAATCTGATGATTCGTGGAATTTTAAAACAGGCGCAGGTTACGAACCTAGCAAATTAAGAGTTACTCAAGTATTGACCAGCAACGATACAGTTAATCCGTTGACTTCTAGAGCAGGGGATTTAACTCTAATAGGAACTGGCAGCGGTGTAGTTTCTGTTAAAGGCACAGTCAATTATGAGTCAAATGTTATCGACGATGACGATGTTCCAAATAAAAAATACGTTGATGATGCTATTCAAACCAATCCAACCTTTCAGGTTCTTAGGGGAAATACTCGCGTCTCAGCGTTTGATGCTGAAAATCCGTTAGATCCAGGATTGTTTCCTATTGGACCTTACGGAGTCCAGCCATCGCGTAGTCAAGTTTCTGTGGTAGTTGACAATTCTATTGTTGTTGAAGTTTTTAACAATCAGGTTAAATTTGGCGGACTTAATTTCTTTACTGAAGACCCTACTAACACTCTAAGACCGTTTAGTGCAGGCACAGTTATACAAACAGTAAACAGCGGATCAAATTTAAAATTAGAAACCAACGACACAGGTAGAGTAGAAATTACCTATGCTCTACAACTAGACAATCACGGACTAACACCTGGCGCTATATCTGATACCAGTATTTTATATGCTGGCAATGTTGGTTCCGGAACCACAGGAATATATTTTACTAACTTGTCTAAAAACGATGAGTTGATTGGCAAAAACAGAGCCTTATTGTACAGTATGATATTTTAAGAGATAAAAATGATTAAGAGCACAAAATTAACTACCACAGGTGATACAGAAGTTTTTCGAGCAACTACCACAGGAGATAGTGGCGGAACTGGACAGACTTCAGCAGTTACTAGTATTATAATTTGCAATACTGGAACTCCGAATCTCACAGACGAAACTGCGAACAACTGTACATTAAGTATTAATCTTGTAAGGTTTGGCCAGGTAGCAAATGATACAAATACTATTGTTAAAAATCTCATAGTTCCTGCGGGCGAAACTGTGTTCTTTTCAGACGAAAAATTTATTTTAGATTCTAGAGATCAAATTTGGGCTGCGGCATCTGTTGGTAATTTATTAAGCGTAACTGTGAGTTCATTGGCAGTATGAGATTCCTTAAACAAAAAACTATTTCTAAATATAGTCCTAGTGATAACAGTTTTATCGCAGTGGATACTCGCCCCGAAGGTCATACCGCAGACGGCGGTAGAGCCATTATGGACCTTACTGGAGGTTTAAGATTACCCAAAGGTACTACTAGCCAACGACCAGAAATTACAGGTGCTGGAATTAGAACCCCAAACGGTGCTAATGGTTATATTAGATATAACACCACAACTAACAGTTTAGAAGCATACATCGATAACGTTTGGGAAGTAGTACGTGCTCCTGGAGCAACTAGTATTATCAAGCAAACCCTAGGACCGGGTAATGATGTGGAAACTACATTTGGCCCGTTAAGTCAAATACCTAGTTCAGAAAATAACATATTAGTGCTCGTAGAAAACGTTTTTCAAATTTCTGATACTAACTTTAATCTAGTAGACAACTATCTAGGTTCAGGAAATACCTATATCGTTTTTACAAGCCCAATTCCTTTAGACAAACTTATTACTATATATTTTGGTTTTGCTAACTAAGGAGCATCATGAGCGAAAACCCATATCTAGCACAACTTGGTCGCATAAGCGGTAAGTTACTCACAGCCAACTTAGAACGAAACGGTGCTGACCTTACGTTCAGAGGCGGAGAGTTAGATGATGACCTTTTATATCTTGATGTCAACAACATGCGAGTTGGCATCAACTCAAATCCCCCTACTACAGATTTAGAAATCACAGGCTTTAGCAAAATAAGCGGAGATGTTTTAGTAAACGGTACCAGTGCAACAGTTGACAATATCATAATTGGCACTAACGGAACATTTTCAACTGTAGTTGGTCCTATCAATATAACACCCGTGGGCCCAGATGCGTATGTTCAATATCAAAGAGTATTGACTCCTGAATTTGAAATAGAAACAAATTACATACAGGTTATATCTACAAATCAAAATCTTGAATTAGATGCTGCAGGAACTGGTAAAATAGACATACAAAATCCTACAGATATCGCAGGAAATCTACAGGTAAACGGCAATATTTCCGCTACTGGAGATATACAACTAGGCGGTCAGTTCTTTATTGGCGATAGTCCTTTAGACACTGTTACCGTAAACCCAGATTTTCAACAAGGGCTAGTATCCGGTTCCACAAACTCTTATGATCTAGGCAGTCCGTTAAAGCGATGGGGAGAAGTTTGGATCACAGGTATTCTAGCAGATTCATTAGTCACTACTACTTTAACAGTAGGCGGACAAACGACAATATCTGGTAATACTATTACCACAGCACAGAGCAATGATGATCTCTTGATCCAGCCAGATACAGGAATAACTCATCTAGAAAATTTAGATATACAAGGTGGAGTAATAAACAATACTTCATTAACTAACAATCTAATATTACAACATACCGGTGACGGATATCTTAAATTTACAGATACAAATGCTTTTCGAGTACCGTCAGGAGACAACAGTCAGCGTGTTGGAATAGAAATAGGCGAAACCCGTTGGAACAACGAAGAAGGGTATCTAGAGTGTTTTGACGGTACAGTATGGCAAGTTTCCACAGGTGGCGGTGTAGTAGTGACTCCTGCTATCATGGAAGAATTAAGTCGTCGTTACACTCTCATCTTTGGTTAAATTTTCAATCTGTATAAATACTACTAATCGCAGTCAGTGACCAACTGAAGCGGGATTCAACTGTGGTAAACCCGCAATGTAAGGTGGTTATCCGTGAAACACGGTGTATTGAGGAGAGCTGATGGCTATTGGTCGCATTTCCGGTCCGCTCTTAAAGTCAAACCTCATCAGAGATGGTGTGGATTTAGCCTTTGAGACAGACCTTTTATATCTCGATGTTAATAACTCACGAATCGGCATCAATACTGCCAGCCCTCAATACGATTTAGATGTAAATGGTACAGCACGTACCACAGATCTTGAAGTAACTAATCAATTAGACATAGGTAATATCAATATCACAGGCAATACTATTGCCAGTGATTTACCTGTGATTAGTTTTGTAGCATCCGGCGGTGAAGCCACTGCCTATCACAGCAGATTAATAGTAAATGATCTAGAGTTCAGCGGAAACACTATTTCAACTACAGTTTCAAACAGCAATCTAGAATTAAGAGCCAACGGTACTGGAAAAGTTGACATCTTGTCAAGAACAGATATCACTGGCAATCTAAATGTAAACGGCAATATCGCAGCCACTGGTAATATCACCTTAGGCGGAAACCTAATTATAGGTGACAGTATCACAGATACTGTCACAGTTAATGCCAGCATTACCAGCGACCTAGTTCCCCAAACAGACGGATCATATGATCTAGGATCCAGCAGTTATCGCTGGAGAAATGTTTACGCACAGGGAATTTTTGGTAGCACCCTAAGCCTTAATACTTTTAATATTGGCAATTTAGTTTTATCTGATAACATCATATCAACAACTTTAAATCAAGACCTAGTCTTAGATGCCAACGGAACCGGATTTGTTGTCATCGGTAATTTTAGAATCCGTGGCAGCACCATACAGAATTATGTAAATGACAGCATAACACAAATTGATCAAACCGGAACTGGATTTTTTAAAATCTCCGGAACTAATGCTTTTATACCACCAAAAGGTGACACTGGACAGAGACCTACTACATATGCTGAAGAAGGTATGACTAGGTACAATACAGATTCTAAAGCGTTAGAAATATGGGATGGAATAGCATGGGTGAGTCCTGCAGGTACTATTGGTGCTGTATCTGAATCCACTGCTAATGAAATTGCTGTGAAATTTGCACTGACTATAGGATAAAGAAATGCCAACAACCTTTAAACAAGCAACCTCTGGCAGTATAGGAACTCATGTAGTAGATGTATTAACTGTTAATACAGGTTTTACCGTTACTGTGATCGGCTGCAATCTAGCAAATGTTACTGAATACGACACAGCAAATGTGGACGTTTATGTCAACGGAGTTGACAGTGTTGATATCACTTATATAAAAGGGTTAACAATACCTCCTAACTCTGCAGTTAAGATTATTACTAACGGTGAAAAATTAATTATACCGCAAGGTGGCAGTCTAAGAATAGTCAGCGATTTGGCAGACAGTGTCAGTGCAGTAGTTAGTTACGTAGAGTTATCATAAGGAATAGATTATGTCCAATAACAATTATTATCTTGGTACAGATCCGCAGACTAGATTAGGAGACACTCCTAGATTTTTCTACGGTTTAAGAAAAAATGAAAATGGTAGTTTATTCCTTATTCGCAGCGACCAGATGAAAGACTCGGACAGTATACAACTTAATGAGCCTGGCGAAGAAACAGGTAATTACACTGACTTTGAAAGCGGAGTAGATTTTTTTGAAGGTATAGATGTAAATCATAACCCAGTTTTTGAAAATTTAAGAATACAGCAGTACCGATGGGACAACCAAGCTATTTTTTATTATGTCAACAGTGACGGAGAATTAGTGATAAGAGTCAACAACGGATATACATACAACGACCTTGATTCAGAGGATTGATAAATGGCAGAATTTAAATTAAGTAGATTTAGATATACTTGGCGAGGAGAATGGAATTCTTTTTCTCGCTATAATCCTGACGATGTCGTTAGTTACGGTGGCAAAGTATATGTAAGTCTTGAATCACACGCAGCCGATTCGAATTTTTATAACGATCTAAATTTCTTTAACAATGACGTACCCCCATTATTAGTTCCTAAGTGGGAACTAATGGCTGACTAGTCAGATAGCAAATTGGACTGTACAGATCAATTCACAAGACTGGAAAATTGATTGGCAAGCAAATGTCTATTATAAAATAAATGACATAGTTAGATATGGTGGCACTGTTTATCGATGCACAGTTTCTCATCAATCTAGCGACCTGTCTCAGGGATTAGAATCTAGTGCAGGTTTTTGGACCACGGTTTCTTTAGCAGATGATTGGAAAGGTTTATGGACAACCTCAACAAGATTTAAAGCAAGAGATCTAGTACGATACGGTGCTAGAGTATATAGATGCGATGTTGGACACACATCAGCAGCCTCTGAGATAGAGGGATTAGAAGACGATCAAGCCAAGTGGTCTTTGATATACGACGGTATACGCCACAGAGATACATTTGCTCAAGGAACAATTTACCTTGTAGGAGATACTGTTAAGTATGGCTCTTATCTTTACAAGGCAAATACTTTCCATCAGTCTACATCTTCTATAGATTTTTCTTATTTTGACATATATCTACCAGGACAAGAATTTGACGCTGACTGGCAGCCATTGGCATTATATCAGCCGGGCGATGTGGTAAATTATGGCGGTAATCTTTATTACGCTCTAAATTTAAATACTGGTTCAATACCCAGCACAGATTCTGTAAATTGGCAGTTGTTGTTCCAAGGCAGTAGAATGCTAGGAGACTGGAACGGTTTAATCAGTTATCGATTAGGTGATGTTGTTCGCAGAGGCGGTAATGTCTATGCCTGTTTGCTCGACCACACTAATCAAGATCCAGATTTCTTAAACGACAACAGCACAACTAACTCGACTTATTGGGATCTAATAATCCCTGGAGTTCGTTGGAGAGGAGTATGGCAGTCTGGAGAGATATACTATGCAGGCGATACCATAGTATGGGTATCAAGTTCTTATCGCTGTCTAGACAAGCATTTATCTGATAGCGGTAATCGCCCTGACGACGATCCAGAAGATGGCAGTACTTTAGAAGGAAGATATTGGGCTAAGATTACCAACGGTAATAAAATCAACAGACTGAAAGAAGTTGGCGATATTAGAACATTCGGCGACACCGGCGACGGCAGTACTATTGGATTCAAAGCACTTACTGTCAGCACACAAGGTAAAGCATTAACAGCAACAAGTTCCGG